TTGTCTACTAGTAAACCTTCTTCGGAAATAGAAAAAGTTTGGCATAATAGTTTAATAGGTTATGACGAACAAGGAAATGCTGTACCTGATCCAAATTTAAGTAACAAATTAAAGTATGGAACTTTATATAAACCTAGACAAAGTTGGTTTGATAATCATCAAGAAGCATTAAAACAATTAGTAGAAAGAGTTAATTCAGTATTGAAACTTAATTTAATTGTAGATAAAGTGGACTTAACTAACTTATCTAAAGCAGAAACACAGCCTACAACAAATACTAAACTTTTTGATAAAACTGTAGACGTAGTAGGAGATTTAGCTTTTGTAGGAACAAATACAATTAAGAAAGCAGAACTATTACCAACAATTGTAAATGGTAAAATTACTGATGTAACTATTTTAAGTAAAGGTAAAGGTTATACAACTGTACCTACATTTGAAATTTCAGGAGACAGCGGAAGTGGTGCTGTAATAGAATTAACAATTGATGCTTCAGGACAAGTTGATACTGCAATTGTAAAAGTTAATGGAGAAGGATATACATCAAATACAAAAGTTGTTGTTAGACCTTATAGTGTACTTGTAAAAAGTGATGCAGAGCTTGGAGGTAAATGGGCAATATATGGTTACGATACAAGTTTAAGTACTTGGAGTAGAACAGCTTCACAAAAATATAATACTGATCTTTATTGGTCATATATTGATTGGTATGACGTAGGATATAATCAATTTACGTCAATAGATTATACTGTTAGTCAATCATACTTGTTAGATTCTTTAAGTGATGAAATAGGAGATATTGTAAAAATAGAAAATGTAGGTACAGGTGGTTGGCTATTATTAGAAAAAATAGATAATCAACTTAATGTAGATTATACTGTAAATTATAAAACTATTGGTAGAGAAAATGGAACAATTGCATTTAAAAATACTTTATATGATTTTGGTTCTAATACTGTAGGTTATGCGTCAACTAGTTATGATACTGTATTGTATGATAGACAACCTGTTCAAGAAACAAGAATAATATTAGAAGCTTTAAGAGATAAAATTTTTATTAATGATTTAGAAGTACATTATAATGAACTTTTCTTTGCTAGTTTAAGATATGCATTAAGCGAAAATAAATTAACAGATTGGGCATTTAAAACAAGTTTCATCAAAATAAAACATAATGCGGGTGATCTTAAACAAAAAGTAACTTATAAAAATGATAATCTTTCTAATTTCGAAGATTATATTAAAGAAACTAAACCATATAAAACTAATATTAGAGAATATGTAAGTTCTTACGAAAATGTAACGCCATCTAGTTCAGTTATAACGGACTTTGATTTACCTGCTAGTTATGATGATCAAAATAAAATAGTACCTAGTTCAGCAAAATTTGTAGGTACTGCTTTAACAGGAACAAGTACAATTGTAAATTATCCTGATAAACATTGGTTAGAAAATGTAGGATTTAAAATTACTTCATTTAATATAGGAGATAAAGGTAGTGGTTATATTACGCCACCAGCTGTTTCAATAACTGGTGGCGGAGGTACTGGTGCTATAGCTCAAGCATATATTAGTAGCGGAAAAGTAACAGCAATTAAAATTGTTAATGAAGGATTAGGATATTTAACAGCGCCTACAGTAACTTTACAAGGAGGAATTAAAGATGTAACTACAGGAACAGTTGCTAAAGTTAGTGCTGTATTAGGTAAGTCTTTAGTTAAAGTAACTCATCTTACTGTTAAATTTGACAGAACATCTGGAACATATTTAATAACATCATTAGCAAGAACAGAAACGTTTGCAGGAAATAATTCTGTATTAGATTATTATTTAAAATGGCCGATAGATTTAAGAAGAAATACAATCAAAGTAACTGTTAATAATATTGAAAGTTTATCAAGTGAATACACTTATGTTAATAAATTAGATACAACTAAAGATTATAACAGATATATAGGACATATTAAATTTATTTCACCACCTGCTAATTTACATTCTATTAAAATAGAATATATGATAGATGCATCTAAATTACAAGCACAAGATAGAATTAATCTTTTCTATACACCAGCGTCAGGAATGCCGGGTAAAGAATTAGCTCAAATTTTAGATGGAATAGATTATGGTGGAGTTGAAGTTAGAAGTTTAGGGTTTGATACTGCAACTGGTTGGGACACAGAATCATACATGGCAGGTTCTTGGGATACCTATGATGCAACTTTTGAAGATGAAATTTTAAAAATGGATGGTAGTACTAATTCACTTACATTAAGCAAAGCACTAGAAGATGGTATAGTTTATAACATTTATAAAAATGCAATAAGAATAGATGATCCTAACTATGGAACAGGAAATACTGTAACAAATAAAAATGCAATGATGCAAAGTGTTACAGGTGATGGTTCGACAATGACTATTACATTTGATACTGTACCAACAGTAGCTGGTGATCTAATTGTAGTTAGAAAATCTACTAGTGATGGTAGCTTCTTACCTGATCCAGAAGCTTATGATACTTTATTAACAGGCGGTGATTTAACTTATTCAACTGCATCAGGATTAAAAGCAGAAGACATTATAGTAGAAGGAGATGATTTTGTATCGCATACAACTTCAAAAGGTCCAGAAGAATTTATACCAGGACAAGTACTTGATACTTTAGACATTCAAGTATTTGACAAAGGTGGAGAATCAGGAAGTAGAATTAGTAGTTACAATCATACAGGAGATGGTGTTACTACAAATTATCCATTTAGCGAATATCCACAAAGTTCAGATGCAGTATTTGTTTCAGTAGGTAATGTTTTACAAGAATCTAATACTTATGTTGTGGACTATCCAAATAAATTATTGAAATTTAATAGTGCTCCTATATTAAATTCTAAAATTAATTTTGTGACTATGAGTAATAATGGAGAAAAAGTTTTAGACTTTGATACATTTACAGGAGATGGAAGTACTTTAGATTATGTAACAAGAGCAACATGGATTAATAATAGTATAAACACGTTTGTAAGAGTAAATGGTTTATCTGCTTCATACACTATTTTAGAATCAGATAGTTCTTATGCTGTACAAGGCAAAGTTGTTGTAAGATTTGCAGATGCACCTCCGGCAGATTCAGTTGTTAATATAGTTGTATACGCAAGTGCTAGTCAAACATTTAGTGAAGTTACTGAAGATAATTTTACAGGAGATGGAAGTACGGCTTCATTCCAATTAAGTCAAACGCCATTTAATCAAAAACCTTTATCATTTAATACAGTTGTTAGAGTAGGCAGTGAAGTTTTAAATGCAGGATTTACTAAAACATTTACATTAGATAATAATAGAGAATATGAATTTGAAACTTGGCAAGAAATTCCGGGATCAATACTTCCTGCAGATGTAAGAGCATTTTTAAATGGAGTAGAATTAATACAAAGTCAACAATATACTTGGAACTCAGGTACTACTAGTATAACACTTGTAACTGGAGTAGGTGTTCCTGGTGATATTTTAAAAGTATTTGCTATGAGTAATGGTCAATATACTTTAAATGAAACAACAGGAATGATTACATTTAGTACTGCTCCAAGCCAAGGATTAACTATTTCAGTTTACCAATTTAGTAATCATGATATAGCAAAAATAGAAAGAATTAATTATGATGTTGTTGCAAGATTAACTGTAACTGTAGGTACAGATGATTATTATATGTACAAACAATTAACTAATGGACTTATTAAATTAAGACAATTAGCCGAAGATGCTCAATATGTTTGGGTAACTCTTAATGGAGAATTATTAGCTCCTAGTGTAGACTACAAGGTTACAAATGATCAAATGTATTTGAAAATAAACAGATCATTGGCTACAAATGATGTTATAGATATTATACACTTTACAGCACCTAAATTTGTATCTAAATTTGGTTATAGACAATTTAAAGATATGATGAATAAAACTCACTACAAACGTTTAGGTAATAATAACAAATATCAATTAGCAACTTCGCTTAAATGGACAGATCAAGAATTAGAATTAACAGATGCAACAGGTATAACAGAACCTAGTATAGCAAATAATATTCCTGGAGTATTGTTTATTGATGGGGAAAGATTAGAATATTTTGTTAAAGTAGGTAATATACTTTCACAACTTAGACGAGGAACATATGGAACAGGAGTAAAAGATACGCATATTGTAGGTGAAGAAGTATTAGATCAAGGACAGTTTCAAAATGTACCTTATAAAGATGAATTTTTAACTGAACAATATACAGCAGATGGTAGCACTAATGCAATTACTATTGGATTTACTCCTAAATCTGCTAACGAATTTGAACTATTTGTAGGTGGTAAAAGGATGAGAAAGAATGATATTTCTGTATATGACCCAACACAAGGTCAAGATAGTCCTGAAGCCGATGTTACTTCCCCTGCAGAATTTACTGTAGACGGTATAAGCCCAGTTGTAACACTTACAACAACACCTATAGCTGGCACAAAAATAATAACTATAAGAAAACAAGGTAAAAAATGGCAATCTGGCATTAAACCATTAAGTCAATCAGACAATGATATTGCTAGATTCTTGCGACAAAAAGAACTGGCTTTGCCGCAATAAATACACATAAGAACTGGAGCGTAAATGAACAATATTAAAGAAAACAGCGGCGTACTACTTCAAGGACATATTAAGATCCATGATCCGGAATCGGGCCATGTATTTGTTAGTAAAAGAAACGCCATACACTATGAAAATATGAGTCAAGCCTTAGCAGATAGTCTTGCTAATGCTGGACAAGGATTTATAAATTCTATGGTATTTGGTAATGGAGGAACGTCCATCGATCCAACTGGTATTATTACATATCTAACGCCTAATTCAACAGGAACTAATGCTAGTCTATATAATCAAACATTTACTAAAATAGTTGATGATAGATCAGTATCAAATCTTGATCCATTAAGAAATAAACTTGAAACAAGACACGTTAATGGAACAAATTATACAGATGTATTGGTTACTTGTTTGTTAGATTATGGTGAACCAAGTGGACAAGATGCAGTAGATAATTCTAGTAATGTAGACGGATTATACGTATTTGACGAATTAGGTTTAGTAAGTTACTCCCCTAGTGGTACTGGAAATCTACTTACTCATGTAATATTCCATCCTGTCCAAAAAAGTTTAAACAGATTAATCCAAATAGATTATACTGTTAGAGTACAAAGTTTGACAGGATTTAACGAGGGGTAATAGATGTCATATACTGTTAATTTTTCTGATAGCGTAAGCAAAGGCAGTATTACTGTAGAAGATAATACGGTCAATCAAGAAACGAGTATATCGTTACCGGGAAAATCCACGACTTCATATGGAACTGTAATAGCTGAAAACTTTTTACATTTATTAGAAAATTTTGCAAAAAGTTCTGCTCCAGTAAGACCTATCGAAGGTCAATTATGGTTTGATACTACAGTTGGAACTAATCAATTAAAAGTTTATGATGGAACTAATTGGGTAGCAAGTGGAGGTTTAAAAAAAGCATTAAACCAACCAGCGGCTAGTGAAAGTATTACAGGCGATCTTTGGGTTGATACAGATAATCAACAATTATATCTTTTTACAGGAACAGGTTGGATTTTAATAGGTCCAGATTATAGTTCAGGTTTATCAACAGGAGCAAAACCTTTAACTATTACAGGTACCGATGACGTTTCACATACAGTTGTACAATTAGAAGTTAATGCTAAACCAATTGCCATTATAGCAACAGATTCATTTACACCTAAGTCAACTATTACTGGATTTTCAATGGTATTTCCAGGATTCAATTTAAGTACAGCAGATATTACAGGTGCAGGTGTAGGAAAATTTTATGGAACTGCCGAGAAGGCAGAAAATCTTATAGTAGGTACAACATCAGTTGCCGCAAGTAATTTTTTAAGAGCGGACACAACTAATATTGCAAATTTCCAACTTAAAGTTAAAAATGATTCAGGAATTGAAGTAGGCTCTAGCGGAACGTTTTCTGTAGGAGTTGAAGGACAAGCAGGAATAGTAGAACATAAAACATCAGGTTCACATATAGATTTTAGAGTTAATAATCAAGGCACAACAACTGCTATAATGAGATTAGACTCTTCTTCTAACGTAGGAATTAATAATTTAGCTCCAACAGAAGCATTAGATGTAATAGGTAATATTAAATCAAGTGCTAATGTACTTGCAGATGGTACTACAGATGCAACGTCAATAGGAACAGGTTCTTTAATTGTTAAAGGAGGAGCCGGTGTTGCCAAAAGTCTTTACGTAGGTACTGATCTTAATGTTGCAGGAGGAGTTACAGCAGGTTCAATTGTACCAACTGCTAATAATACAGATAGTTTAGGAGCAACTAACAATCAATATTTAAATGTTTATGCTAATAATTTTGTAGGAAATTTTACAGGTAACGTTAGTGGTACAGTTAGCGGAACTGCAGGTTCATCTAATAAATTATCTACAGCAACTACTTTTGCAATGACTGGAGATGTTTCAGCAACATCATTATCTTTTGATGGTCAAACAGGTGGAACTACAAAAACTTTTAATACTACAGTAAGCAATAGTTTTATTGCAGATAAAACATTAACAACTACACCACAATCAACAGATGAAATTATAATTAATCGAACTACAGGATCAACAGGTGTCTATAAAATTTCAGCAGATCAATTTTTATCTTTTGTAGCAACACCACCAGTAGGATCTATTATGTCTTACGGAGGAGCTAATGCTCCAACAGGTTGGGTATTATGTGATGGTAACGAAATTTCTAGATCAACATATGCATCTTTATATGCAGTAATAGGAACTCAATTTGGAACACCTAGTAATGCTAGTTTGTTTAAAGTTCCAGATTTAAGAGGAAGATTCCCATTAGGTGCAGATAACATGGGTGGTACAAGTGCTGGGCGTGTAACTGATATGACAGCAGATAATTTAGCAGGATACAGTGGTACTGAAACAAAAACACTTATTTCTGATAATTTACCAGATCACCAACACGATATGAAATCAACTAATAATGATCAATTTTATGGAATTAGAAATATAACAGCAACGCCTTCAGATCCAGCAGTAATTGTATATGACGGACCAACAGGTTCTAATACAGCTCAAGCAATGCCTAATTCAGGCGGAGTAGATGGAACTGTAGGACAGTCGTTTAGTGTTATGAATCCATACTTAACAATTAACTATATAATTTTTACAGGAGTTTAGGATGGGGTATAAACTTAATAAAACAGATGGAAGTTTATTAGTAGATCTAATCGATGGTCAAATCGATACTACATCTAGCGACTTAACTTTAATTGGCAGAAATTATACTGGCTTTGGTGAAGTATTAAATGAAAACTTTATCAAAGTATTAGAAAATTTTGCTAATACAACTGCTCCTGCAAATCCTATCAAAGGACAACTTTGGTATGACTCTTCAGAAAATAAATTAAAAATTTATAATGGAACAGCTTTTGTATCCGGTGGTGGAACAACTGTTGCAACTACACAACCTAATATGATTGCAGGTGATCTATGGATTGATAGTTCTAAGCAACAAATGTATTTCTTTGATGGAACAGCTCTTAAATTAGTTGGTCCAGATTATTCACTTGCACAAGGTACATCGGGTTGGGAAGTAATATCAGTTTTAGATACACAAAATCAAACAAGAACTGTTATTAAGTTTTCTATTCAAGGTTCACTTGTAGGTGCTTGGGCTAATGTAGATTTTACACCAGTACCAACACAACAAATAACAGAACTAGTTAATGCAAGTACTAATCCTAATGGTGCAATATACAAAGGCTTTAATGCTGTACAAGATTCTTTTATATATAGAGGCGTAGTTTCTAAAGCACAAAATTTAACTAATGCGGCAGGTACAGCAAGAACCGGTGATCAATATTTGTTTGCAGATGTTGATGATACAACAACAGGTTCAATAACTGTTCAAAATAATGCAGGAGTTATTGTTGGTTTAAACAATAACACTCAATTAAAATTTGATTTAAACGCATTTACTATAGAAAACGTATTAACTAATCAAGATTTTAATTTTAAAGTACGTAATCCTACATCAACATCTGCAATTAAAGTAGATGCCACAAATAGCTATGTAGGAATATTTCAAGCAACGCCAACTAAAACACTTGACGTAGGTGGTGACGTAAACATTTCAGGAAACCTAACAGTAAGCGGAACACAAACTAATATTTCTGTTACTAATTTACAAGTTAAAGATAAAAATATTGAATTAGCAATAGATGATGCAGGAGTTTTTGGAGATGACACTGCGGCAAATGAAGGTGGAATAATTCTTAAATCCACTGGAGGTGATAAACAATTTATTTGGTCAGATGGTACAGATAGTTGGACGTCAACAGAAAATATAGATTTAGCAGTAGGAAAAACATTTAAAGTTAATACAAATATTGTATTATCAGAAACTACATTAGGATCTCAAGTAGCAAATTCATCTTTAACAAATTTAGGAACGTTAACTGCACTTCAAGTTGATGAAATAATAATAGATGGTTTAACTATTGAAGCAGATAGTAGTAATGCATCAAACAAAATTCAACTTAAAAGTCCTCAACCTATTACAATTATGGATAGCCAAAGAATTACAGGACTTGGCACACCAGCAGATCCATCCGATGCAGTAACTAAAGCATATGTAGACGGAAGTGTATCTGTTGGAATAGAATTAGATATTTCTGGACAAGGTTCAGGAACTACTTTATGGAATTGGATATGTAAAGTATTAGAAGATTTATATCCTGCAAAAGGATATTCAGCATTGAGTAACCCTAATGCTTGGGCCACTTATGCTCAACCAAACGGTGAACCACCTTTAAACACAAATGTTACGGCGGCTAATGCCGTTCCAATTGGATCTAAATCTCATGGAGTATTAGCAAGAGTTCGTACAGTTGATTATGGATCAGGCGGAGCAGTATCGGGTATTAATGTAGAAGGTGTAAAATTAATAGACTATTCACCAGTTGATCAAACAGTTACAGCCGCACAAAGAACTATTAATGCAGTTGTAACAGGAGTAGATGATAATAGTTTGTTACAAACAACTAAACTTACTATGACAGTCTCTCACTATTATGAGGCAGGTCAGGCAGTTGTAGTTACAGGAACAACGTTTGGAGCGGGCCCTGTTGCAAACATTGATGGTAATTATACTGTAATAGCGGCAGAATTTATTGCAGAAGCACCTAATTACATTTCACTGACTATTGATTTAGATAGTAGTGCTACTACAGGATTAAACTTTGCAGGTGGTAATTATAATGCTAATAGTGGAACAATTGAAAGAACACCTGTTGTAGGTAACGCAAATAAACAAGTTGTAGAAGATATTACATTTTCAACTGCTTCAGGAAACATAGGATTTACACCAACAAGAGCTTTATTACAGTTTATAGTTAATGACCCTAATGGTAATGGTACAGGAGCATGGGAATACGATAGAACACTTACACACTCTACGTAAAAAAGGATAAATATTTAAAATGGCATATTTAGTTAACAAATACGACGGGACTTTACTTACAACTGTAGCAGATGGTACTATAGACCAGACTACAGACATCAAATTTATAGGTAAAAACTACGCTGGATACGGTGAAATTCAAAATGAGAACTTCTTACATATGTTGGAAAACTTCTCAGGAGCGACTTCACCATCAAAAGCGGTTAGTGGACAACTTTGGTTTGATAGTGCAAATAGTAAATTAAAGTTTTATGATGGTACAAAATTTAGAACAACTGGTGGTGCAGAAGTAAATTCGGCGGCTCCATCAGGTTTAACCACTGGAGATTTTTGGTGGGATACTGGAAATGATCAATTATATGCCTGGAATGGAACAGGATTTATTTTAGTAGGTCCACAAGGTGTAGGATCAGTTGTTACTCAGTTCAAAAGTAGAACTGTTAAAGATACATTAAACGCAAATCATTTAATTATAGAAGGTGTTGTTAACGATAAAACAATAATTGCTATAAGTCAAACAGAATTCACAATAGGAACTTCAGATCCAAATAATTTAATTACAGGTTTTGATAAAATTAAAAAAGGTATTACTCTTGTAGATACTAAAGACGCTACAAATGGAACTACATCAACAGATCATTATTTCTGGGGTAGTGCATCTAACTCTTTAAGATTAGGTGGAAAACTTGCTAGTGAATATCTATCTACCGGTAGTGGAACAACAACGTTTAGTGGAATTGCATCTTTTGTAGATGCTGGTTTTACAGTAGGTGATAGTAATGACCTTAGAGTATCAATTGTAAACGGTAATGAAGCTAATATATCAAACGAAGTAGGATCAAAAATAGATTTAAAAGTAAATGTTACTGGACAAGTTACTACAATTGCAGAAGTAACAACTACAGGTATTAATCCAGGAACTGGAAATAGAAATTTAGGTGATGCGGCAGATAAATGGTTTGAAGTCCATGCAACAAGTTTCAAAGGAAATGCAGATTCGGCATCAGGAATTTATTTTAATAATTCAACATATGCAGGAGCAACTACGGCAAGTGCATCTACAACAGCATTAAGAGATGTCAGTGGTAATATTACTGCAAATCTTTTTGATGGTACAGCGACAAAGGCTCAATATGCTGATTTGGCAGAAATTTATGAAACTGACGAAGAATATTCAGTAGGTACAGTTATGAGAGTAGGAGGAGATAAAGAAGTAACAGCAGATGATGGTTCAAGCCCAATGGGTGTTATTTCCGAAAATCCAGCATACTTAATGAATAGTGAAGGCACAGGACAAGCTGTTGCTTTTGTTGGTAAGGTACCTGTTAGAGTTTTAGGCGCTATCTCCAAAGGAGATAAAGTCTATTCTGGCGAAAATGGCGTAGGAATTGGTCATGGAACCCCTGGTAATGTAATAGGAATTGCTTTAGAAACCAATCAAGAGATATCAGAAAAACTAGTCCAGTGCGTTTTAAAAGTGTAAATAATTCAAAGGAATACAAATGGCACTAGTAACAGCTGAAAGATACAATAATTTAAGACAAAGCGTGTTTTCTGTTTTATCAACAGGAGCAGGCGATTCTGGTTACGGACAAACTTTAACAAGTTCTACGGTATCATCAGGAAATCTAGTCCAAGCAAGTCATATCAATAACATTTACGAAGATATTAGAAAATGTTACAAACACCAAAATGGTGGCAATCCAACAGCAGGGCAACTTCAAGAAGTTCTTACTACAGATTTAGTTACAGACGACGATCAAACAAATTATAAAGGTTGGGATCAATACGAAGCACTTGCAACAAACATATCAACAAATAGACTTACAGCTCACGTAAATCAAATAGCAGTAAACGCCTCGGCGGCTACTAAAACTAGAAGCTCGTCTTGGAATGGTACAATTGTCCACGTTTTTACTGTTACATTTACTGATGAAGATGCTAGAAGATACTTTTTTAATTCAGGAGGTACAATAAGAATATCAGGAAGTGTGAATACGGGTAGTGCAAAAGACAACGATTGGAATACTATGTTGTCAAGTTGTGGTACTATAGGTTTTGGTGCTAATGGCACAACTCAAACTTCAGGCAATCCGATAGGAACAGTAGCTACTGGCATGGGAAATTATCAATTAACAGCATCTTATCAAGATATATTTTCGGCAATAGATGCTGGAGGCGGATCATATTCAGCAAACGATTTTAAAATCGAAGCCAAACTAGATGGAACTAATAAAATTTGGTTCACAATGACCTATTCAGATGATGCAGGAGGTAATATCGACGAAAATGTTGCCGATGCTACAGCTACAATTGATTATGGTTTGGCACAAACTGATGTAATTGGTATTGCTCCAGGTTTTGCAATTGACGGAACTAGCACTCTTTAATACCAAAATCCTACTTGATTAAATTCATAAATCCTGTTATAATCGCAAAGAAAACGTATGGAAGAAATACAACAAAAAACCTTGCGACTTGCGGATAGATTAAAAGTCCACAATAACCAAACTAGAATACTGAAAGAAAAGTTTGTGGATTCTAATATTCATTTCCTTAAAGGTCATCAATTTACAGTTGATTTAACATTAATCAACTATTGTAAAGGATTAATAGATTTAAACAAAATTGACGTTATTATATTAGATGATTACAAAATTCCTGTTAAAATAGATAACGTTCAGGACTTTTTTGACGACATTTCCGACTTATATCAAAGGAATCTTAATTCTTATTGGGTAGAATACAATAAGTTAGAAAAGTCAAAAGGGGAAATATTAAAGGATGACTAAAGGTGTATTACTATTTGCTCATAACAATAGCCTAATAGATTATGTATCGCAGGCAATCTTTTGTTGTGAACAAATTAAAAAACATTTAAACATACCAGTAAGTCTGGTAACATCAAATAAAGTACCTCCTGATAGTATTTCCTTGTTTGACAAAATCATTCCTATTAAAAACACTAATACAAACCAAACAAAATCATTTCTAGACGGTTCTACAAACAAATATAATGCTTTATGGCATAACTTTTCAAGGCCTGATTGTTATGATTTAACACCTTACGATGAAACTATTGTTATGGACACAGATTATATTGTAGGTAATGATCATCTATTAAAATGTTTTCAATCAAATGCGGACTTTTTAATTAATAAAGATGCAGAATATATCAATTATCAACATAGAGAGGATTTATTAGATGTAGATGTAAGTGATCCTAGTATTCCTATGTATTGGGCTACTGTATTTTATTTTAAAAAGACTGATAAAATGAAAACGTTCTTTGAATTAATTAAACATATTAAAGATAATTGGTCATTTTATAGATTCACATATCAAATAATAGGACAGAATTACAGAAATGATCATTCCTTTAGTATTGCTATTCATATGTTTAATGATTTTCAAGAAACTAATTGGCCCATGAAGCTACCAAGTAAGTTGTATTACATAACTGATAGAGATGAAGTTATACATTTTGATGGAGATTGGGAATTAAAGTTGTCAGTTGATACAAAAGAATATTATCCGTGTAAAATTAATGGTATGAATTTACATATTATGAATAAGTTGGCGTTGGGACGTGCAATAATGTATGATCGCTGGATTAAGGAGGATCAACATGATAAAAAATAAAGGGTATCTTATTTTTGTGCAGTCGAATAAAAGCACAGACTACTTTAAACAAGCAGTTGCATTGTCTATGAGTATAAAATTACATAATAAAAATGCAAATGTGTGTTTGATGACTAATATTAATGTACCTGATGAGTTAAAAAAGTATTTTAATAGTATTATAGGTATACCTGGGGACGATTATGCGGAAGAAAGCATTTGGAAAGTAGAAAATAGGTGTAAAATTTATAATGCATCACCGTATGATGAAACAATAGTACTAGATGCTGATATGTTGGTCTTAGAAAACCTGGATCACCGGTGGAAATTTTTAGATAACTTTGATTTATACTTTACATCGCAAGTAAAAACTTATAAAAACAAAATTGCATCATCAGACTTTTATAGAAAAGCATTTACAAAGAATAATTTACCAAATTTATATTGTGGTATGCATTATTTTAAAAAAACAAAAAATAACTTTAATTTTTTTGCTTTAGTAGAACATATAATAAAAAATTATGACATATATTACAAAAGATATACACCTATGAATACACAAAGATGGTGTAGTATGGATTTATCGGTAGCAATAGCAAGTCAATTAATTAATAATGCTAATAATATAACTTCTAAAGTAAATTTTTTAACATTTACACATATGAAACCAAATATACAAAATTGGAAATACAAACCCAATGCTTGGATGTCTTATGTAAACTCTTATTTTGATGATGACTGTAATTTAAAAATAGGAAATTATAAACAAAACGGAATATTTCATTATGTAGATCCTGGATTTTTAACAAATGAACTATTTGATAAGTTGGAGAATAAATGCAAAGACCTGATTTAACATTTACGCCTGATATAAAAGAACAAAAATGGTATTTTAATTTTAATAAAGATACTGGACAAGTTCTTAATTGTAGTGTCATTAAAAAAGGAAATTCTGTAGAAGTTCCAGAGTCTTTAGGACATGATATTGCTAATGGAGTAAAAAATTTATCGCAATACGTTATAATTTTACAAGACGGAAAGTATATTGTTAAATCTAAAACTGATATGGATGGGATAGCGTATGAAGTTACGTCTTCTAAAAAGACAGAAAATAGAAATGTATACAAAATAGAGTCTAATGATATAAATGATAAAATTTCATTTAAACTAGATATGAAAAATAAACAGTGGAATATAGGTATTAATGATAATTTGGGGCAAGAGATACAAAATACTTTAGATATGTCGGAAGATATAGTTTTAGACTTTTATGTTACTAAAAAAGATGATGCTAATATATTAGATTATATATTACCAGTCAATTTAAACAATTTAATTAAACAAAAAACACTTACAATAGAACATAAAAGTAATAATGTCCCTTCTTTGTATTGTAGAAAACTTTATGATTATAGTTATGAGGTAGTTAATGGATAGAATTAAAATTCAAGATTCTGATTTAGTATTTTTAAGCTATGACGAACCTAATGCTGAAAGAAATTATGCGGATTTAAAGAAAAAATTTCCTTGGGCTAAAAGAGTTCATGGTGTACAAGGATTAGATGCGGCTCATAAAGCCTGTGCAGATGTATCTGATGCAGAAAGATTTGTTACAATAGACGGTGATACTATTGTAGATAAAGATTTTCTTGATGTAGAAATAGATTTAAAAGCATTAGGCGTCGACAATACGTATATGTTTAGCTGGTGTGGCAATATTAACTTAAATGGGTTAAAATATGGCAATGGTAGTTTAAAATTATGGACAAAAGACTTTGTTAAAAATATGAAAACTCATGAAAACCATGATGGTAAAGATAAAAATTCAGTAGAGTTTTGTCATTTTCCAAACTATTATCAGTTTAATGAAAATTATTCTACAAGTTATATTAATGCTAGTCCTTTACAAGCCTGGAGATCAGGTTTTAGAGAAGGAGTAAAAATGAGCATCGACAGAAATGCTAGAGCTCCAAGATTAAAAGAGTTGTGGTGGCAAAATTATCATAGATTGTTAGTGTGGATGTCTGTAGGTGCAGATGTAGAAAATGGATTATGGTCAATATACGGAGCAAGAATGGGCTGTCATAAAGTTGTTTGTACTGACTGGGATATAAATCAAGTAAGAGATTTTGAATATCTTTTATCTGAATGGCACCCAAACAAAATGGGAAGAGGAGATAATTTAAGAAAAAGTGGGCCTAAACATTCTAAGTTAAATGAAGTAGAATTAATGGCTGAAATAATAAAATTAGGACACGAAATTAGAAATAGAGAAGAAATAGATTTACCTGTATTACCTTTGTCTACAGAACAAAGTAAGTTTTTTAAATCTGTTTATATGAATAGTCCAAGAATTTTTAAAAAAAGGAAACTATAATGTATGATATTGTTTTTATAAGCTATAAAGAAGTTAATGCTGACAAGCACTTTAATGAATTATATAAAAGATTTCCTATAGTTCAACGGGTAGATGGTGTACAAGGAATTCATAAAGCACATAAAACAGCCGCAAGTAAATGTTTGACAAAAATGTTTTGGGTCGTTGATGGTGATGCTAAAGTATTAGATGATTTTAATTTTGATTTTATGCCTGAAAAAAGAAATGAAAATGTAGTACACGTCTGGAGAAGTAAAAATCCAATTAATAATTTAGAATATGGGTACGGTGGTGTAAAACTTTTACCTCGTAGATTAACATTAGAAATGAAAGAAGATACTACAGATATGACAACTAGTATTAGTAACAGATTTAGAGCAATGGAACAAGTTTCTAATATTAGCGTATTCAATACAAATGCGTTTAATACTTTTAAATCGGCATTTAGAGAGTGTGTAAAATTAAGTAGTAAAGTAATTGATAGAGGTGATGATAAAGAAACAGATAGTAGATTAAATGTATGGTGCACTGTAGGTAAAGATAAACTTTATGGTGAATATGCAATTAAAGGAGCGTTAGCAGGAAAAGAATACGGATCTGAAAGTAAAGATTTACCAAGTAAATTAAAATTAATTAATAATTTTACGTGGTTAGAAGAATATTACAAATATAAAATGAAGGATAGTGTTTGTGGATTATCAAAATAATATACCATTTAATGATATAGTCAAATTCGGACAAAGAACTATGTTGGAACAAAACGTGTTCTCCGTTAGTTGGATACTTGGAAGATTTTGTAATTATGATTGTAGCTATTGTTGGCCTTATGCTAAAAGTAAAGTTTTAGATCATAGACCTTTAGAACAATATCAAAATACTATGAAAGAAATTAAAAGACAAGCAGAAGAAAATGGATTTAGTAAATTTCATTTTAGTTTTAGTGGGGGAGAACCAACAACATATAAAGGTTTAATAGAATTATTAGAATATTATGCAGATCCTACTAGCGAATATCTTAGTGTTCATATGACTAGTAATTGTAGTCCAGGTCTTAAATGGTGGAGTCGTTGGTTAGATGCAACTTATCCATTGGATCGTAGAGGTATTACAGCAAGTTACCATGCAGAATTTTCTAATGAAGAAGAATTTGGAAATAAACTTAAATTTTTACAAGAACAAGGTGTATTAATAACAATTAATCAAGTTATGGTGCCTGATAGATGGGATGAGTATTTTGATAGATGTAAAAGATTTAGAGATAAAGGATTACACGTTACTCTTAAACCCCAAAGTGACACTACAGCAAGTTTTATTGTACAAGGATATACAAAAGAACAAGTTAATATATTACAAAATGAAATGAACCATGAAGCAAAACAATTAATATTGTTTGATAATTTAGGAAAACAATATGAAATAGACCAAGCAGAAAGACTTAATGCATTTGGATTTAATAAATTTAAAGGTTGGAGTTGTAGTGCTGGATATCAAAGTTGTATTATAAGAGAACCGGGAGGAGAAATTAAAAGAGGCTACAGTTGTCATGACGAGCCATTAGGAACAATAGAAGGTGGTTTTAAATTATTTGATAAGCCTAAAGTTTGTATTACACCAACGTGTGTAAGTTCGGCTGATTCTAAAATACCAAAGGAAAAAAATGAAACTAGACAATTATAAGTGTATAGTGACAAAGGGTAAAAAGGAAGTGGTGTGGCATTATAGTCTACCATATAAAATGATATTAGAAGAAGTTGATGAACACTACAAAGAAGGTGCTGATGCAGTAGAATTAGAAATGATTACGCAACAAGAGTTTGATGATCTTTTACCAAAGGAAGAAGATGTATAATTATACAGAAATAAAAGATGTGCATTTAGAAATTACTAGCAAATGTCAAGCTAGATGTCCTATGTGTCCTAGAAGAATAGGTGGAGGTCCTTTAAATCCATTGATACATCTTGTAGAAATTAATTTAGATACATTTAAAAAATGGTTTCCTACAGAATTTTTAATTCAATTAGATAGTTTATTCATGTGTGGTAATTTAGGAGATCCTATAATTGCTCAAGATACTTTAGAAATTTATCAGTATATTAGAACTGTTAATCCAAAAATTAGATTAGCTATGCATACAAACGGTAGTGCTAGAGATACAGATTGGTGGGAGGCGTTAGCTAAAGAAAAAGTAAAAATAACTTTTGGTATAGACGGTTTGGTAGATACTCATCATCTTTATCGTGTTTCTACTAATTGGGAAAAAATAATTACAAATGCTAAAGCATTTATTAAAGCAGGTGGTTTTGCAAAATGGCATATGTTAGTTTTTAAACATAATGAACACCAAGTAGAAGAATGCCAAACAATGAGTAGGGAATTAGGTTTTAAATCTTTTAGTTATAAACACACATCAAGATTTAAAAGTGATAAATTTCATGTTATAGATGAAATGGGAAGAACAACACACATATTAGAACCAAGTAAAAAGAGTTTTGAAATGATAGATAAAATAAAAGAAGCAAAAATAACTCCTTGTGCAATAGATTGTAAAGCTAAAAAATATAGTCAAATATATATTTCTGCAGATGGTACTGTTAGTCCTTGTTGTTGGTTAGACTTGCGATGGACAATACCTACATCAGATGCAAGAGTAGATTATATGGATCAAATAGGAGAATTTGCTAATTTACATAATAAATCTTTAAAGGAAATTTTTGATTCACAATTTTTTAGAAAAATAGAAGCCACATGGACAGATAAACCTTTAATAGAATGTTCAAAACAATGTGGAAAATTTGATAGATTAGGAGAACAATTTGAAACTCAATATTAAAGATGTAATGTACTGGATGGATGCTATTAGGGGATCCGATGACAAGTATAAAACATTAGAAAGTTTTTGGAAAGGACAAATATCTAGTAAAGTTTGGTTAACTGAACAACTTAATGAAATAGTTAGACCTGCTAATGCAAATGTTCTTATATGCGGAGGATGGTATGGTGTAATGGCTACATTATTATTTAATAGCAATATTAAAGTTAATAATATTAGAAGTATAGATATTGATCCAGGGTGTAAACCAATCGCACTTAATATGAATAAACATTATGAAATTAATGGAAAATTTAAAGCAGATACTTGTGATATGTTAGACTTTAAAAATTATAAAGATTATGATATTATTATTAATACAGTGTGCGAGCATATGTCTTGGGATCAATATTATAAATGGTTAGAGAATATACCTGAAGATAAATTAATAATTTTACAAAGTAACAATTTTATAGAACATAAAGAACATATTAGTTGTGTGCTTTCTGAAGAAGCTTTTAAAAAGAAATGTGAATTAACAAATATTTTGTATTCAGGTACATTAGAGTTACCTAAGTATGAAAGATATATGGTGATAGGAAAAAAGAAAAGAATTTACAGATTTAATTGCAAGGAGTTGGGACAAGTATGGCGTACAAATTTGAAGCATTAACAAAAGAGAAATCTAAAATTGTGTTTATTTGTTTAGACACTATGTATAAGATCCAAAGAACTTGGACTAAAGAGTTAATTAAAAATATTGCAGATTATCAAGTGCAAAATATTACTAGTAGTGGTTATGATTTATTAACTGCGGTAACAGAAGAAAATGGTTTAAAACAATGTGAAAAAGATTATACTCACGCAGTAGTTTATACAGTAGATACAGAATTTGAGGGAGATAAATTTTTCACATATTTAGAAGAATTAGTTAAAACAGATTTCTTTATAGCAGGACATATATTAGATAGAAAAGAAGGATACTATGAACTTCATGAACAATGTTATGTTATCAATTTAAAAAAATGGGTTGAATATGATTATCCAGATATGGGTGCAGAAGTAGAAAACGAAAAACACTTAAAAGCTGTGCCTATTAGAAGTGAAGAAAATTATCATGATAATCATACACCACTTTGGATTAAACCTGGTAATGAAATGATAGAGTATAAGGATAAATGGCATGGTTGGAATATACTTAATATTGCTTTAGATAATGATGAGGATATAGTAATATTTGATCAGAAAATAAGAGATAGTAAAAAATGTTATTATGCTGAATATGATTCAGACTTTCAAGAAAATAGTCAAAGCATATATCAAAAATATAATTTTGCCGCGAACAGACTTTATTATCCTACTAATACAAAAAAATTACAAGATGTTAATATAAAAGGACCTATTTCACAATTAATTGTTCCTGCCAGTGGATTTAATTGGTTGTTATATTTAGACAAGTACGGACATGATGAAAATACAGAAGTTATATTTTATGATTATAATCCTAATGCATTATGGTATATGAAAGAAACAATTAATAAATTTAATGGGCATGATTATCATAAATTCTTAAAAGGTCTTATAAAAGATAAAGCACCTGATTGGTTTCAAAGTAAACAAGAAATTATTACTAATTTTAGCAAAGTTGCTAAATTGTGGCATTTAAAAGATGATATAAAAATGCAATTTGTTCAATGCGATTTATTAAATGAATTTAATATAGATATTAATAATGATGAAAATACAATTTTTAATATTAGTAATATTTTTGCTTATGAACCTACAGTAGCTTTTATTACTGTTAAACAAAGATTAGAAAAAGAAAACAAATTATTGCGTATATTAAAAGAGAAAAGTCCTAAAATACAATTAGTAGTTTCAGTTCATGCTTGGAGTGGCTTGTCAGAATACAAACGACACACAGGCCCAGCAGAAAAATTTGACGAAATGGATCTTGAAGATTTAAAAGCTCCGCTATGGAGATTTGGGGAAGATTGGAAAAATTTAAATGAAAAATAAAAGTTGTACGTTTTGTATGCATCCATTTACTGGTCTTGCTACTAGAGAAGATGGCGCAATTAAGATATGTTGTAGAAGTCTTCCTATTGGTAATATTAAAAATGAAAGTTTAGAATTTGCTTGGAATAGTGAAAAAATGCGAGAAGTAAGACGGCAAGTATTAAATGGAGAACGTCCTGATGTTTGTGCACCTTGTTTTGATTTAGAAGATCAAGGAGTACAAAGTTTAAGACAAAGACATATTGCAGATAATATACCGGAATCAAGAGTTAACCTTTATCCTAATGCACTTGATAGTCTTTCTAAAGATATGACAATGCCATTTGAACTTCCTACGATGGAAATTAAAATTAATAATTTATGTAATTTAAAATGTCGTATGTGTAATCCATTAGATAGTACACAATGGAAAGATTGGAATAGCATTGTAGAACATTATAAAAAAGAAGACAACTATCTTGTTAAAGCAGTAGAAGATTTAGGACTTACAAAAGCACCATATGTTGGATTGTTTGACGATAAAAAAGAATGGTGGGATAGCTTAAGAAAACTATTACCTCATTTTAAAAGAGTAGAATTTGCAGGAGGCGAGCCTTTGATGGACCCTCAACATTATAAAATTTTAGATCTTCTCAGTGAGAATGGGAAAAATATAGAAATAAAATATGCAACAAATGGTACAGTGTTAGGAATAAAAGGAAGATGGATTAAAGACTATTGGCCCAAATTTAAAAGTGTAGCTGTTAATGTTAGTATTGATGGGATAGATGAAGTATATGAATATGTTAGATCCAATGGAAAGTTTCAAGATGTTGTAGATAATGTTAGAATAATGAAAAATATACCTACAGTAAGTAGAATTGTAGGAGCATTTACAGTACAATCTAATAATATAATGCAAATAGACAAGGTAATAGACTATTTTTTAAACAAATTAGAAATTGTATTTTATAGTCATAGGGTACAATATCCTAGAGCCTTGAGTGCCCAAGTATTACCAAAGGAATTAAAAGATAAAGTTATAGCAAAATTAGAATTAATGAAGGACAAAGTTAAAGAATATAGGTTAGTTAAGGAACATCCAATATTAGAAAAAATTACATTACAACAAATTCAGGATAATATTAATTTTCTTAAAGCAAGAGATCTAAACAAGTATTGGAAAGATTGTGTAGATTTTAATCATAAGTTAGATAAAACAAGAAATCAAGGTCCTTTTGAAAAAATTATTCCGGAGTTTGCTCCATATGTATAGAGTAGAACATTTATATGAAGATGTACGACAAAGTACTAAAATAGAATGGAACATAGGTAAAAGATGTAACTATGATTGCAGTTATTGTCCTGCAGAAATTCATGATAATTTTAGTGAACATACTGATATTGAAATACTTAAAAATACTGTAGATATTATTTCTAAAATGAATAAACCTAGAATAAGTTTTACAGGAGGTGAACCTTGTGTGCATCCAAAATTTACAGAACTTTTAGAATATGCAAAACCAAAAGTTACATGGATAAATGTAACCACTAACGGTACCAGAACAGCCGAGTATTACCAAAATCTTTTGGACAATTATCTTAACCATATTGTGTTTAGTTTACACTTCGAATATGACTGGAATAAAGTTGTAGAAACAATAATAAGGGCAGTTAACAGCTCAGTTAATAAGAATGCTCTTGTACACGTAATGATGCTTCCAGGCTCGTTAAATGACGTGCAAGACGCTTGTAGACGCCTTTTAAATGGTAATATAAAGTATAGTTTGCGTCCAATTCGGTGGACCAAAAAGCATGATGATTTTGAAGATATGAATCGGTATAGCGAAGAAGAAATAAAGTTTTTGAAAATCCAAAATCATAATCCACCACATAATACTTTGGTAGACAAATCCAAAACTTGTAATGTAAATGATATGTTAATTTTGAAAACTAATAAATTTAAAGGATGGCTTTGTAATGCAGGTTTAGAAAGTTTAATGATTAATTGGGATGGTGATGTACATAGAGCAACTTGTAGAGTAGGAGGAAGTATAGGTAACATTTATAATGGTACGTTTGAAATTCCAAAAGATCCTATTGTGTGTACAAGAGAATGGTGTACGTGTGCCGCGGATATAAATTTAACAAAAATAAAAAATGAAAATACACAAAATAACTTATAAATTTCCTGAATTAAACAATGTTTTACAAATTGAATGGACTTTAGGTAATACTTGCAATTATAATTGTTCATATTGTTTACCTATATTACATGATAATTCTTTTCCTTGGATTAATTTAGAAAAAAGTAAAAAATTTATAGACAAATTACATAATCATTATACTGATATGGGTATTACACATTTTATTTGGAAGTTTGGTGGAGGTGAACCTACTCTTTATAAAGATTTTGCAAAACTATGTGAATATATTAATCAAAAAGAAAATAATTTAATAATACCTATGACAAATGGTAGTAGAAAAATGGATTGGTGGAAAGATAATTATAAAAATTTTTTTGCAGTGCATTTTAGTATTCATCCAGAATTTACAAAACCAGAACATATTAGAGATGTATGTGACTTTTTAATAGAAAATAAAGTAGATAATATTTGTCATATAATGATGAAACCCGATGAATGGTCTAAATGTATGGATATAATAGATGTATTAAAAAATAGCAACAGAACTGAATGGGGGATTCAAGCTAAACCATTACATCAAGTTTGGGACACCGATACTGTAAGTGAAAGAGACTTATATCCTTATACAGAAGAACAAAAACAGATATTTAAAGGTACAATTAGAGCTCAAGAAAGAGTTAATGAAAAAATAGATACTAGATTTAATAGAGATATGTATATGGTAGAAGATGATCAAACATATGACTTTGATCCATATTGGACAGTAGCAAATGATATTGTTGATTGGCGTGGTTATACTTGTAATGCTGGTATAAACAGAATTTATATTAATTATGACAAAAGAATGTATTTAGGAGCAGGTTGCAGAGTTTTATCTGAAGGTTTTACAGGTAAAAAATATGATGAAGATTTTAATTTTCCAACAACTAGTGTTATTTGTAATCAAGAAAGGTGTGTATGTATAGCGGACATTCAGGTGCCAAAAACAAAATAGGTTTCTTCGGAGACAGTTTTATTGCTCACCCTCTTAAAGATAATTGGATGGGTCGAATGGCAGATTCATTAGATGCAGAAATTGTAAATACAGGAATTAGTGGTTCAAGTTATTGGACTGCCGTTATGCATTTTACAAAAAACTTTCATAAATTTAAAGATTTAGATTATTGTGTATTTGCTTGGACTGATCCTTTTAGAATATATCATTCAAAAGGAGATTTTAGTCCACCTAGTGCTTATCAAGGTTCTAGTAAAAGACATAAAGCCGCTCAAATGTTTTTTGAAGAATTAGTAGAATGGAATAAAGAAAGATTAAATTTTCAGGCTGTTGCTTATTGGTTAGACAATGAATACTTGTCTAAAATGAAAGGTAAAATTTTACACTTATGGAGTTTTGGAGATACTAGAGTAGAACCTTGGAGTGACGCAGAACTAGATCAAATTAAGTATTTGCATACTTGGAAACACGGAATAGAAATAAGAAAACCTTTGTATTATATTAGTTGTAGAACAGATCCAAAAAGAGCTTGGTGCGAAGAAAATTTAAGATTTTTACAAAGTATATTTGCTTTTAGAGTTAATCATATGGGACCAGATGGTGACAATGAAGTTTTTAATCTTATAAAAGATGTGATAACTCGGGAAAAGTGGATTTAGCAGATAATTTTCTTATACCATCTAGTTTAGTAACGTATTCTTTAAATCCTGGAAGTAGATGACTATTATCTTTTTCATCCATATGATCCATTACAGCCTCCCAACGTTTCCAGCCATAAGGATTGTGTTTCCAATATTCATCATCTTGTCTGTAGTTTTTCCATAACCATTCTTTAAATTCTGTATAACGTTCACGAACTTCTTGTTTATCCTCTTTAGGTAATATTTGAATACTTAAAAATGTAGGTATGTAAAGCAAGTGCATATTAACTAATCCACCTCCCATTTGTGTACCGCCGGGTACAGTTCCTAAATTAAGTTTTTTAAATTTAGATTCTACTTTCCATTTCATAAAGTCTGGCAAGTGTTTTACATTAAAAATTTGTATAGCAGTTGCTAAACTTGTTTGTATATTGTCGGGAGTGTTGTCTAACATACGAAGATTCTTTTCTACGGTATCCCAGTTAGTTGGAAAACGTATATATTCATCTCGTTCATGACAAGCGTCCATGCTAATTGCAAATTTAACTTTCTTAAACTTGCTCCATAACTCAATTAAATCTTCGTCTACTAATATACCATTTGAATTATATCTTAATAAGATTTTATCTTGATATCCTTGTCGTACAATTTCTTCAATAAATGTTTTATGTTCTCTAATCATTAAAGGTTCACCACCAGCAAAATAAACTTGTTTTAAATTAGGAATTTGTTTATTCATTTCTGCCCAAAATGTATCTTTTTCGTGCCACTTGTTATTAAATTCTTGTTTACCCCAAGACATTTGTTTTCTAACTGTAGGTATTGTTAGTTGAGGCATAAGTCGTTGCCAATCTGCAACCCATTTAGAACTGTCATGAGGAGAACACATAACACACTTAATATTACAAGTATGGCCTAATCTTAAATCTAAATATCTTAATGTTTCAGGTACAGTTCCATCTTCTTGTGTTTGTTTTATTAATTCAGGAATATCTACACCATCTTTGTGCCACGTACCCGTTTCCCAAATACGTTTACTAACTACTCCTACTTTTTCTTCATTGAAACATTTAGTACAACTAGCAGGTATTTTTCCAGCTAACATAGTTTTACGAACTGACTTCATATATTCATTGTTCCAAGCACTCATTGGTGTATCTTTTCCAAAGTTTGCTGGTGTGCCATCTTCTTTTTTAACAAGACCTACTTTGTGATCTTTTCCTGCTCCACTGGCGTTTGCACTACAACATAAACGCATATCTCCATTAGGGCGTGTAGCAAAGTGAATCCAAGGCAATACACAAAAAGTACAAGAACCACTAACTGATTCTATTTCTCTTTGCCATTTACCTAATTTAGAATCTTTAGGATTTAACCAATATTCATTACTTTCAGTCACTGTTATCTATTCCCCATTGTCTTTCTTTACACCAAAAACATTTACCACATACTGGAATGTCTTTACCTGGAACATATGTTTTATAATCTAGGTTTCCAAATATTTCAGGATAAGTTTCCTTATCACCTTCGCAACTTCTTGTAAGATTAAACAGATTCATGATGCCTAATCTCTTATATTGAGATACTATCCAATCTTTTTGTACGAAGGTGAAAGGATGACAAGCCACGCCATTCATGTGTGGCTTTATCAATCGATGTAGATTTTCAACAGTATCATTTGATAATGTACTGTCTCTGTCCGTTAATCGGCCATCGAATTTTATTTCAGGATTTTTAGTAAGTCCACAAAACCATGCATCTAGATTATAATTATGACCTATATATTCTGCGTGTGATCTTAACTCTATTTGATTACCGCTTTTTAATTTGCCATATTCATCAATAATGTTTGGACCTTTAGAACCCCATTCTAAATCAGGTGCAATAAAATTTGTATGTTCTATAAACTTTATATCTTTAAATGTTTCTTTAAACCAAGCAAATACTTGTTTAAAAATATGTTGTTGCCAAGGACGTGTTTTCCATAATCTAACATTATAAATTATGTGTATTTTGGTATAATAATTTTTACGTTTAATTAAATCGCATATAATATATGCTATTAAGGCACTATCACAGCCACCACTAAGACTTATTCCTATATTTTTCCAGTTTGGTGACAATGGAAAATATACATCAGATATATCGTGGATTATATTTTGGTATTCACTATTCTCGTAGAGACTTT